GCTGCTCGCAATGGACCCGGTCAAGGCTGCCGAGATCGCGAGCGCCGAGATCTCTTCTGGCGTCATGACGATCAACGAGCGCCGCCGCCACAAGAACCGGCCGCCGGTCGAGCACGGCGACGAGACGCTGATCAACGCGACGAATGTACCGTTGAGCAAAATTTTCGAGCCGCTGGCGCAGCCGCGGCAGGACCCGATCCAGGCCGACCCGCTGGCGCCCCGGGGCGCGCCCGGCACCGCCGGCGCCGAGACGGGAGCGGCGGCCGACGCGCAGGCGACGCCCGCCGAGAAAAAGGCCGCCGAGCAGCAGGCTTGATAGGAGAGACGATTTGCGACGCTTTCAGTCCCGCGCGCCGTTCGGCCGCGACGCGCGCTTTTCCAAGCGCGTGCTGCTCAGCTATGCTGCGGCTGGCCTGCCTTGCACCTTTGCGTTCCGCCCGCGAGGCTCAGCCCCTGGCGTCGGCGACGTGCCGGCCGAGATCTTACTTTACGACGAGATCGGCTATTGGGGCGTGACGGCCAAGGATTTCGTACGCGCGCTGGCCTTGGCCGGCGACGGGCCCGTCCATCTGCGCATCAACTCGCCGGGCGGCGACGTGTTCGACGGCATGGCGATCTACAACGCCGTGAAGGGCCATCCATGGCCGGTCTCGGTGTCGATCGACGGGGTCGCGGCGTCGGCCGCCTCCTGGGTCGCGGTCGCCGGCAAGACGCTCGCGATGCGCGAACCGTCGATGCTGATGATCCACAATTCGGAGGGGATGGTGTTCGGCAATCGCAACGCGATGACCGACACCGCCGGGATCCTCGCCAAGATCGACGGCCAGCAGGCGGCGATCTATGCCGCAAAAAGCGGCCGGCCGGCTGCCGAATTGTCGGGGATGATGGACGCCGAGACCTGGCTGACCTCGACCGAGGCGGTGGCCTTTGGGCTGTGCGACATGCTCGACGTTCCGGCACTGGAAGCGCCGAACGCCCGGGCGAGAGCGGTCGCGACCTATCAGGCGCGCGCGGCGTTGCTACGCGCCGCCTACGACCCGGATGGCGACGGCGACGACGATGCGCTCGAGGCCGCCGGCTACATCCAGATGGCGATCGGTAACTTGGCCGACGCGCTCGGTGCGCTCATTGGCGCCGAGAATGATGACGACGACGCGGGTGGAGGCGACGCGCAACCACAGACGCCCCCACCTGGGCCGATCGTTCCAGGCGCCCGCCTGCCGCGGCGCCGCAGCAAGACAGCGGCCACCACTCCGGCTGAATGGGCGGTGGGCGCGGCCGAGGACCTGCCGATCGACGACAAGGATTCCTGGGACGGACCCGCAGCCGCCGAGCGGATGCTCGACGAGGCCGGGTTCAATGGCTCTTCGCCCGACCCCGCCAAGGCGAAGCGCGGGTTCCTGGCGTGGGATCACCACAACCCCAAGCTCAAAGGCAGCTATAAATTGCCGTTCGCCGACCTGGTCGGGGGCGAATTGAAGGCTGTCAAGGGCGGCATCGACGCCGCGGCCAGCCGGTTGCCGCAGACCGACATCCCGGACGAGGTGAAAACCCGGGCGCGGGCGGTTCTCGACCATTATGAAACCAGCATGAAGCCGGCGGCCGAGGCGAAGGACGACGCCGCTTTCGAGCTCCGCAAGCGCCGCCTACGCCTCGCCGAAGCGGCTTAGACCTCCCTTTCAACCCGCCCCGATACCCTGGGGATCTACTGGAGTACGCCTGAAATGCGTAGCAAGGAGCTGCGCGCGCAGCGCGCCAAGCTGATCGAGGACGCTCGCGCCCTGATTTCGGGTGAAAACCCGAGCGAGGAAGACACCACCAAGTTCGATGCGATGATGGCCGAGGGCGACAAGCTCAAGGCGCAAATCGACCGGATCGAGCGCGCCGACGAGCTCGAAAAACACCAACTCGAGGCATTGCACGGCGCCGGCCGGCTGCGCGGCACCGACCCGGAGCAGGAAAAGGAGCGCCAGGAGCTCGAGGAGGGCGCGTTCCGCGCCTACATGCGCGGCGGCGTCTCCGGCATGACTGAGGAGCAGCGCGCGGTCTACCAGCAGCGCTTCCAGGCGGCGCAGGGCACGACGCCCGACACCGCCGGCGGCTACACCGTGCCGCAGGGCTTTATGACGATGCTGGTCGACGCCGAGCTTGCCTTTGGCGGGATGCTGGAGGTGTCCTACATCGTCGACACGACGACCGGCAACTCGTTGCCGATCCCGACCGACAACGATACGACCAACGAGGGCGTGATCCTCGGCGAGAATACCCAGGTCGCGACGCAGGACGTGACCTTCGGCGCGGTCACCCTAAACGCCCACACCTACAGCTCAAAGCTGGTACTGGTCGCCAATCAGCTGTTGCAGGATTCGGCGTTCAACCTCGATGCCTTTCTCGCGAAAAAGCTCGGGACCCGCTTGGCGCGGATCACCAACCGGCATTTCACGGTCGGCACCGGTGCCTCGCAACCGACGGGCATGATCACCGCATCGCCGCTCGGCTACACCGCCGGCGGCTCGACCTCGAGCGGCGAGACGACCTCGATCACCTATGACGATCTGGTCGAGCTCGAGCACTCGGTCGACCCGGCCTACCGCGCGAACGCCCGCTTCATGATGCACGACACCAGCCTCAAGACGATCAAGAAATTGAAGGACGGTCTGGGGCGCCCATTGTGGCTGGCGGGGATCGCGGTCAAGGAGCCGGACACGATCAACGGCTACACCTATGTGATCAACCAGCACATGGCGGTCCCGGCGGCCTCGGCGAAGATCGTCGCGTTCGGCGATTTCCAGAGCTATTTCATTCGCCGCGTCGCCGGTGTGCAGGTGTTGCGCCTGACCGAGCGCTACGCCGATTTCAACCAGACCGGCTTTCTCGCGTTTCAGCGCTGGGATGGCCAGCTGGTCGACGCCGGAACCCACCCGATCAAGTACCTGCAGAACTCGGCCTCGTAAAGCCGCGTCCACCCCAAGCAAAAGGAGGGCGCGATGCGCCGCGATCTGCTCAACAACATCAACACGACGCAGCTGTTTCCACCCGTGGCTGCGGTCACCGACAACACCGCCCAGGTCAGCAACATCATCGATACCGCCGGCTATTCGAGCATGACCCTGGTGCTGGTCACCGGCACATTGACGGACGCCGACGCCACCTTTGCGGTGACGATGGAGCACGGCGACAACTCAGCCCTATCGGACAGCGCGGTGCCGGCGGCCACTGACCTGATCGGCACCGCGGCACTGGCCGGCTTCCGGTTCGACGCCGACAATAAGACACTGAAGCTCGGCTATATGGGCATCAAGCGGTATCTGCGGATGACGGTGACGCCATCGAACAACACCGGCAACCTGTTCCTCGCCGGCGTTGCGATCGGCGGCCATCCGATCGGCGCGCCCACCGCCAACCCGCCGGCGTAAAGCGCCATGGTTGCAAAATCTGATCCAGGGATCGCGTCAAACGTCCAATTGCCGGACGGCGGCGCTGATCTGGTCGTCAAATCCGGCGGCACGATCGTGCTCGAAACCGGTGCCAAGCTCTATGTCGGCAGCTCGGACGTAACTGCCGCCGTTGCCACGGGCGGCATCGCTGGCGTTGCGGCTGGCTACAAGCTGGCGCGCGGCGAGACGGCGCTCGGGGGCACCAATCCGACCGCAGTCGCCACCGGCCTCGCGACAGTGGTCGCGTTCACCGCGACGATCAAAGGAACCGCGGCCCCGGGTGTCGGGACCTCGGTCCTCACTGCCAATATTTCCGGCGCGACGGTCAATGTCTACGCCTGGAAAGTGACCAGCAACGCCGACCCGACATTGGTAGCCAGCACCGGCACCGAATCGTTCTACTGGACGGCGATCGGCACCTGAACCTGAACCATGGTCGCCAAATCCAACCCCGGCATCAGCTCCAAAATTCAGACGCCCGACGGCGGCGATCATCTGGTCGTCGCCAAAGGTGGATCGATCGTCGTCGAGGACGGCGGCTCGCTCATCATCGGCGGCGTACCCGTGGACCCAAGTGGGGGCGGCCTTCCCGCGGGCGGCGCCGCTGGCCAGGTCGTCACCAAAACCATGTCGGGAGTGGATTGGGAAACGCCTGGAGGCGGCGGTGAAACACAGTCACCCGATCCGCCGCTGATCTTAACCGCCGCCATCATCAAAACCCTAAATACCGTGCCGCAGGCGATCCTCCCGGCACCGGGCGCAAACAAAGTATTGATCCCGACGATAATGGCGTGCGAATACGACTTCAACTCAACCGAATACGACGTTGATGGTCTTTCCAGTGGAAATGGAAATGTTTATCTCGGATATGCTGGCACTGATTTTGGCTGGCTCGTGCCGCTTCGCGAATTGATTAAGCAGACTACAGCAACCAAGGCCACAATTACGCAGCCTAACGGAATTGTAAATATCATCGCCGGACCAGAGCTAGCAACTCTAGCGTCGGTAGCGAATAAGGCGATCGAGCTGGTTGCCAA